ACCCAGACACGTGTCTCAGAGACGACCTGTAGGAGGACTGTATAGGGCCTGTCAATCAGGACCTCACAATCCCCGGTAAACGAGCAGAGGAAGGTATCGTCTCCGTCTTCCTCTTTTTGGGTATAAAGGCGGGTTTCGCCTTCCGCGCGGAATACCACGCGGAAAGCACCGTCGATTTGGAAGCCAGTGGTCACTAGCTCCCAATCGCGGTTTTCGTTAACCCTAATCATTCATTCGCCTGGGGGATGTCAGTGCCATCCCCTTTGAGACGCGTTTGATCGACTTGGGCCAGGACCTTGTCGTAATCGTCCGTCCCTTCGAGCAGTTGTGGTCCGAAGTAGGTCAGACCTGTGATGGGCACGTCACCAGACAACCACCATTCGAAAGGATCGACTGTGGTGGTTTCAAACACGTCATGCTTGAGGTTTGTGGAGACGTAGAAATCAGGGCCCAGAACAGGGTCTACCACGTTCGCATCCCACAGTCTGTTGCGCACTTCTGTCCACGCAGCCGCGGGATCGGGTTGGTAGTATTTACCGCCCACGTTTGGCGCACGGCGCACCCATTGGTGGTTAAGCGGGGCATAGCCGAACAGGTCTCCAGCAGTGCCGGAGCTGTACTTTTCATCTACTTCCACATTCCGGATTAGAGAGACCGGTTGAGGGTCCAGTTCATCGGAAGTTCGATTAGGAAGGTCTGAAACGCTATCGGCTGCGAAGTAGTAATCGCGTTGACGCTCATAAATTTGGGTTGGTAGCGCTTGCGCTGTTACAACGATCACCCCGCCGCATTGCGTCGATGGTGCCCTTACCGGGACTTGCAGCATGGTTTGACCGGCTGTCACTGACTTTTGAAGGTTAGCACTGTCAGTGGCGTAGCGTTGAGACATGCCGACAATGGTGTCGGATTGCCCAACCAGGATAGGATTTTTAAGCTGCTGGTCACTGATGCGAATACCGGCGAGCAACTGGTCCATCATATAATCATCGGACAGGCCTTGGTATTGATTGCGCATCCTGGCCCAGGCGGTTGTTTCACGCGCCAGGTCAATATCAGCCAGGGACATGTTAACACCGCCGGCTTCCAGTTCAGCGAACAGTTCAGCAACCGGATGAGCCGGGCTATAGGGAACCGGAGCCACACGCCCTGCATAGCCACCGGTTTCCATATAATAATCATCAAGTGTTATACTGTTTTTAACCGACAGAAGGTCTTCTTCGTTTGTACCTCCCAAGGGGGTGTATTTAACAGGTAATGCCCCGCCACTCTCGATGCCTACAGGCACCAATCCATCAGTGAGGGCCTGGTCGAAGGTCGGTACAACGTATTTCATCTGAGTACGTTCCCAGAAGGCGGGAGCAAGTGTACCATCCAGATCGTCTCTGGGAGTTAACGCGTCGGAGCGCTGTTTGGCCACGTAGTTCCAAACCGCATTGTAGCTTTCCACGTAGTCTGTATTGTACGTGTCCGCCGCATTGTGGTGAAGGCCGAGAACCTGGTAGATTTCCTTCGTCATATCGGTCTCGGCATTGAACCAGGGAATAGGCGCCCCGTCTTTTTCGTTAATGCCATTAAACGAGCGTTCAATTTGTCCCATGTCTTGGAACCGCGACAGGGCCAATTTAGGCACAAACCAGCTTTGGCACTGGATCGTGACGCTGTTAAGCAGCATTTCAGCTGTTTCTGCCATTTGAACGGTTAGGGTCAACCGGCTGTTATTAGCCCCGTCCTCTGGAAGGAGCGGGATCATTTTAAGCGGAACAAACTTTCCACCGAAGCTGGACGTGATGACAGATACACTGTCCCGCCGCAGCGTCCGTTGGTGAGGAATCGGAGTATCCCTTACACGTTCGTTCCATAGGTCCGGCTGAGGCATAGCCCGGCTATGCGTTTTTTGGTTACTTCTCATTTAAAAAACCCCTTTGAAGGTTGGTTGAGTTTCCCAATCCTGTCGGATCAGTTCGTCACGGAAGTTTTGCATGTTTTCTTTCCGTTTCTTTTTGGCGTCGGCTTTGAGGCCAGAGCGCCAATCGAGCCAGTCCCGTCCGGCATCGATATAGTTCTCAGGTATGAAGGCGTTTCCGAGTGCCTTTACCGCCCTTGCAGTTATTGGCGAGAGGTTAGCGTCGACCAGGTTAGCCGCGTCCTCCGTAAGCCGACCGGACAACGCCGATAACCAGGCGTCACTATCGAATTCGCGACTTTCGCCTGCAGCCCTTTGTTCTGGTGATCGAGCGTCCGTGACGCCGAAGCCAGTTCGCACAGCAGGCCTTGCAGGATCGACGGGCATGGTCACAGGAGGACCAGCTGCGTCGTTTCTGACATACATTTGTTTAGGCGAGAGCGCGTGACCGGTGGGAGTTCCCAGGCGATTCACTTCGCTACTTAATTGCGCTAGCTTCGCCATTTTAAGCTTATTGTCTAAGATACGTCCCTCTTTTTGGATTGGGTCCTCTGGCCCTTGAAAATTGCCCGCTGCTGTGGACAACGCTTCGCCAATATAGCTTTGAACGGCTATTGGGCTGATTGATTGGGTTTGGCCCGCGAGTTGCGGCCCTCCCGTTTTGCCCAGTACCGTTAGCGGGTTAAAACCCGCATTTTGCGCCCCTTCCACCAACCAGCCATATTTATCGAGTTCTAACCTTTTGGTTAGTTGATATTGGTCTTCGAGTGACATTTGGCTGTATTCGTACGCGTCTTTGGCCGCGTCTTTGGCGCTCTCTTTGTTGAGCAGGAAATCTATTCCTGCCCCGGCGAGACCGCCCCACGGACCTCCCAGAAAGGAGGTGGCCGCGCTGGTAGCTTTTTTGAAGATTTTGCCAATGCTTGAGAAAATGCCCATTTTAGCCACCAACAACAAAGCGGATCATATTGGAAATGATCGCTTTAGCGGCCTCTGGTCCGACAGTCATCCAGTAAACGATACCGGTTGGAATTATAGCCCACATAGTTTTCTCCTTTTGATGGGTCGTTTGGATTTTTTTATTAGAGTTTCGCTTACGCTCAAGAGGGCCGTGTCCTCGCTTCGCTGCGGGCCGCACCCAGACCCTCTTGACCTACAGCGACCCCTGTGCGGGGGGCACGTTCGCCACGTGGCAGAGTTACAAACGCCAGGGGCGTTTTTAACTTGCACGAGGATTTTACAATGAAAGAACTCAACACATTTGCGGCCCTGTTGGCCGTTTGGTTTATCGGTTTGATTGTTTGGAGTATCATTTTATGAGTTTTGGGAAAATTGACGACGCCAGTTGGCCCGACCTGGTCGGAGGCCCCTGGTTGATTGATTAACCGCACCACGGAACAAATTTCCTAGACCGCCCTTTGGCGGTCTTTTTTGATGTTTGAGGGCGGGGTTTGCATGTAGCGTCGCGCGTTTTCCGTTGGTTGCCCGAATTTGCTTCGCTGCGTGCTTGCTGAGTTTTTGCTACCGCCCGATCGCCTGGGAGAATAGTTGGAGCCGCAGAAGCGGACCCAACTAAGATTCCTTCCCTGGCTTTTGAAATGTTTTTTTTTGGCCTAGCGGCTTTGGTGGTGTCGGATTTTTTATTGAGGAATGGAGCAATGTTTAGTCGCTCCTTCCGTTGTTCTAGGTAACGAGCGCGAGACGCGGCGGAGCGCGCTCGATCTCGTTTTGTATCGCTTGAAGAAGTTCTTTGTCCTGGCGCAGATTTGCGTTTGGACGCAGACCCCTTCTTTGTACGTCCCTTTGCCATGCGATGGTCCCATTTGAAGCTCTTAGCTCCAAAGACCATACGTCGGCATAAAGGGTCAACAACATTCCGTTGTCCAGGGTGTAGACCGTGTGGTCGTTCCTGGGCACGAACAGGGGCTCGTACTGGTATTGGTTAGCGATATAGTCCTGGACCTCAGGGTCCAGCCGAGTGGTGTCTTGCACCATCTCGGAGAGCCATTCACTCACGTCCTCGCACATTGATAGCGCCTGGTTAGGGCGCTCTTTGGCCCATTCCCGCAAATATTCGCGGATCATTTGGTCGTACAACGTGCAGTCGCGTTCAATTGGGTAATAGAACAGCTTATTCGTTTTGGCTGATACGTTCCCGTCAATCGTGTAGGTATTCCCGTTCGGGAAGAGGGCCAGCCCGGCTCTAGCCGCCTGGCGCGCTTTGTGGAGCAAATATTCAGACCCGAGGGCGGGCTGTTTGCTGTAGCGCATTTGATTGTCCGCAAGGTTCGCTTTGTCCATGTAGTCCATGAGGTAGACAGCAGCGCCTTGCTTTGATCGGGGCTTTTCTATCTGCACGTAGCCTATAGGCTTATCCTCTTCGAGGTCGTGCCAGAACTCCCAATCTATGCGTTCATCCATAACGACATCGGGAGGTTGGGATTGCCAGAAAATTAACGCGTGAAAGTGGGCCCGCTCGCGTTTGCTTCCGTATTCGCCCACCGCCATATATCTGAACTTGTGTCCAGCCCGGCGCATGCGTTTAAACGTTTTTTGAAGGTCAGCATAGTGCAGGTGCGATCCTTTGGGGTTATCGTACCCGCCTCCATATGTCAGCGTGATAAACCAAACGTCTGTGGACGTTTTTTCTTCGGCCATTAACCGGCCTATCCAGTGCCGCTTTCTATGGGCCATACATTCACCGCACTTTCTGCATTGTGCCAGCCGCTCTATGCGGTCGGTTCGGTCATAAATCCTTACCGGAGTTTGGCACATAGCTGAACCTTTTTTTAGGGGGTGGTGTCAGTGGCGCTATAGAAGACAAGGGGGGAATAACGAAATCCCCGCCAGGATAAACCTGGACGGGGATTTCGCGCCTAATCTGCCAACCGATCAATCGGTGCATCTAGGCTGTAGGTGAGCGGGTATAGGCCAAAGCCTATATGCCACCCTAAATTGGCGGCCCGCTCTTTGGCGGTGGTGTCCAACACCGCCTTTTCGGACAGGGAAAGGTCTGTACCGAAATCGTAATGCCTGAACGTGCACAGTGCAGGTCCATGCATTTGTTGAAGCACTTCGCCCACTATAGGGACGCCGCGCTTCCTAAACGATTTGCAGACCGTCTGAACAAGCCGGTCTTCTGGTGTAAATTCTGGAGACCAGCATTCAATCGGATCTAACGTCGACATCTTTATTGTCACCGCTTTTTCGAGCATCGGAAGCCAGGTCAGATATTGACTCGGACCCACGCTCTTTGTCGCTAAGGTCCTTATGGCTTCCTGTTGCGTCCTGGCGAAAGTCATCCTCCTTTGTGGTGGATACTTCTGGTGAAGTTTTCCCAGGCGATCTTTCAGGTTTTGATCTTGATCTAATAGCATCGACTTTCCTTTCCATTTCGTTCCACATCCGTTGCCGCTCGATTTCGTTGCGCTTTGTGATTTCATGCACAGCGCGCATTTCAGGCGACATTGGAGGTGGCCTATCTAAGCTCGTAAATACGCGGTCAGAGACCTTGAACGAGGTTTTATGCTTAGAGAAGCCTGAGACCCAGACACGTGTCTCAGAGACGACCTGTAGGAGGACTGTATAGGGCCTGTCAATCAGGACCTCACAATCCCCGGT